GTCGTGTTCAATCCGGACGACGGCAACGAGTACCGCCTGGTCGATTGCCAGGCGTCCATGGCCATCGGCGCGTGGGCCGTCATCGACGGCAACGGCCTGGCCTCGGCGCTCGCGGCGACGAGCAAGGGTCGTTGCGGGGTCATCGTCGAAACGGTCGGTGGGTCAGACACGCTCTCATGGGCGCTCGTCGCGGGCACCTCGAACAGCGTGCAGTTCACGTCGAACGTCACCACGGCGTGCTACCTCAAGGCCGGCGCCGCGATCGCGGACATCCTCGATTCCGACGGCGGCAACATCATCTGGGGCGCGACGTGTACGGCGGCGCCGAGCTCGGCGAACGACCTCGGCACCGGCTACCTCGATCACCCGTGGGTCACGGGCGTCGAGGCTGCGTTCAGCTCCATCGGCGAGTAACCGATGGGGGTGCGCCTGGTGGGCGCCTCGAAAGGGGGGCGCCCACAACTCCAGTGGATGCTCGGCGAGGACAAGAAGGTGGCCATCATCGGCACCTCGCGCGACTCGCTGCAGCTGGCGCCGTGGGATGACCCGTCATGGGCGTTCTGGGTCCATTCCTCGGCCGCGAAAGTCATTGGAGAGTTTGGCGGGCGGGCGGATGTGCTGATCGACACGCATCCGCCCGCGTGTTTTACCGAAGGCCGCAAGAACGGCTTCGAGCACTACTACAAGTGGCTGCAGAAGCAGACCACGCCGATTCTCATGCAGCAGGCGTGGCCGGAGATTCCGGCGGCCATCAAGTTTCCGCGGATTCGCGTGAAACAGGGGTTCAACCCCTCGCCGCAGAATCCGCTGCATTTCGGCTCGCAGGCGGCGTCGATGACGGCGCTGGCGATCTACCTCGGGGCCAAGCAGATTGGGTTCTGGGGCATCGAGTACGCCGACGGCACCGAATACGAGGACCAGCGCGCGCACACGCTGCTGTGGATCGGCATCGCGATCGGGAAGGGCATCGCGGTGACGGTCGCGCCGAACTCGCAGCTCCTGGTGAACCGGCTGGGCGACTACGGGTACGACAGCCACGACACCGAAGAAAAGCGGCAGGCGCTCAAAGAGAAGTTCCTGAAAACCCGGAATCAGCGCTTCGACCCGTCGAAGTTGCAGCCGGTGACCGACGAGAACCGCGACGCCGTGCGGGCGCTGCGCGCCGAGAAGCAGCCGGACTGGGCCGCAGCCACGAAGGATTTCGGACCCGAAGAGCGCATTCCGCAAGAACTGCTCGACATGGAGGCACGCCAGCGTGAACTCGCCCGACGCGTTACTGGTCTACCAGTTGTTGAAGGATTACCACCGGGAGGTAGCGCCCGCGCTGAAGACGCTGGGGCGCCTCCTGGCCGCGGGCCCGTTATCGGACCCTTCGTTGGTCGAGACGGAGCGGGTGGCGGCGACGGGCTGGTTCAATCAGGTCGCGACGCTGTACCTGCGCGGCCTGATCGACGAGCGCACGTTCCGCACCGTCGCCAGTCCACGCGCCGCCGCGCTGTGGGTCGAACTCGTGGCGCCGCTCGATCGTGAGGTGCGTCGTGCGGCTGGTGGTGAGGACGCGGCGAACGTGGTGACGATGGTCGAACGGCTGTGGCGTGACTTTGCCGAGGGGCATCTGCCGACGATGCAGTTCGTCTTCGGCGTGTCGGGTGTGAAGGACGGTCACTGATGCTGCCGAACTCGCGCTACATGATTTATCGCGTCCTCAAGCCAGAGACGCTGCAGCGCTTGGCCGACGCGATCGGCGCGCCGGTGCTCGAAGCCGCGCGGATTCCGGATCGCCCGGGCTCCTACTACCGCGCCTGGACGACGACCGGTGAGTGCTACGAGCTGCGCAAATCCGGCCCGCAGGCGATGGTGCCCGTCCGACGGTCGCAGTTTGACCGCACCGAGAAGCTCGCGGGAGCGACGGCATGACGATCACGGGCCCGACCACGCTCTACCACCGGACCGAACGGCCGCGCACCTTTGTGACACAGGCCGAGTACGACGCGCTGCCGAACAAAGACGAATGGGCGGATACGCCCGCCGCATTTGCCAAGGAGATTCACGATGAGACGCCTGCTGCTGTGCTCGCTGGTAGTGGCGCTGGTGCTTCCCGCCCGCGCCAGCGATCACGTCACGTTTGAACAGATCACGGTCGCGGCGACGGCCATCGGGATCACGAGCACCATTACGAATCCTAGCGGCCTTCCGCAGCAGAACCGATGTGTCGCCAGGCTCGAAACGGCGCAGATTCGCTATCGCACGGACAGTGTGGCCCCGACCAGCACCGTGGGGATGGTGCTGGAGGTCGGCGATGTGTTGACCATCACGACCAACGAGGATGCGCGACGCATCCGGTTCATCCGTACCGGCAGCACCTCGGGGGTGCTGAGCGTGGAGTGCTACCGATGACCCGACGGTGGCAGTCGGCGGTCGTGGCCCTGACGTTGCTGGTTGGCGCGCTGGCCGCGTCGCCAGGCGCGCAGGTCCAGATTGAACGCGGATGGACGGGCATCGAACGATTCGCTGCGGCCGTGGTGGGCGTGCCGACCGGGTACAGCTTCCGGATTCCGATCAACGGGCAGCTCCAGTTCGGAACGAATACGAACGTCATTGCCTACTCGAACGCGAACGCGCAGTTTTTCGGGAACGCGCAGTCGGGCACCGGGTATTCGATTGACTTCACCACTAGCGGGCAGGCGTGGTTTCTGAACGGCGCCGGCACAGACATCGCGTCGGTGCGGGCTGGCTTCTTCGTCCACAGCGACCGCTCAACGGTCACGGTCGATGGCGCGACGACCTTCGCGGCCACGGTCAGTTACATCATCCTCGCCTGCGAAGGCGCTGAAACGATCAACACCATCACGGGCGGCAAGACGGGCGCGGAACTCATCATCGAGCATAGCGACACGGATTGCACGATTACTGATGACGACAGCGCCACAGCATCGAATGCGATTGACCTGACCGGCGCGGCGACGAACGACGTCGGGGCTGTCGCTAAGGTCATCCGCCTGCTCTACAACGGCTCTCACTGGCTGCAGATCGGTGAGAGCGACAACTAAATGACCGCGAACGAGATCATCACCGGCGCGCTCTTCGACCTTGGGGTGCTCGCGGCGGGGGAAACGCCTGCGGCCGAAGACTCCGAAGCGGCGCGGGTCTGCCTGAACGATCTCGGTGACGCCCTCGGCCTCGAGCGGTTGACGCTCTACAAAACCGTCCGCACGACGAAGACGTTGGCGAGTGGGACGGCCAGTTACACGATCGGGTCGGGCGCCGACATCAGCGTGGTCAAGCCGGCGTGGATTGATCGCGCCATGCTCGTCATCGACACCAGCGCCACGTATCCGACCGAAAAGCCGATCAGCGTCCTGACGCCAGACGAATATGCGGCGTGGCCACAGAAGACCCTGCCGGCGCCGCTATCGATGGCGATCTTCTACGACCATGGCCACAACAGCAGCGGCTACGGCACCATCTACCCGCTGCCGATTCCGAACGTCGGCACCACGCAGCTGGTGCTCTACACGCCCGGCGGCGAAGTCGCGACGTTTGCGGATCTGGTCACGGATTACGCGTTGCCGCGGGGCTACAAGCGCGCGCTGCGCAAGAATCTCGCCTTGGAGATCGCGCCCCTCTTTGACGCTGTGCCGAGTCCGCTGCTGGTCCGGCAGGCCGACGAGAGCAAGGCCGCGCTGAAGCGGGTCAACGTCCCGGCCCTCATCTTGTCGTGTGAGCCAGCGATTGTCGGTCCCGGCACCGGCGGTCACTTCAACATCAACATCGACGGTCCGAATCGAGGCGGCCTGTAATGGGTCGCACAGTGGACTATCCCGGCTTCTGCGGCGGATCCTACGTCAGCCAGAGTCCGATCGCGGCCAACGAGCGGACGGTGAACTTTTACGTCGAACGGCTCGAGCTACCCACGGGCAAGAGCCGCGACGTGCTCTATCCGAGTCCCGGTGTGGAATCGTTGGCGACGGCGTCGACGACTGGCGGGCGCGCGCACTTCGCGCAGGACGGGCGTGAGTTCTGCGTCATTGGGCCAACGTTCTACGAGGTGAGCAGCGCCGGCGCCTTGACGAGCCGCGGCACGGTCACCGTTGACCAGTATCCGGCGACGATCTGCAGCAACGGCGACGGCGGCGACCAGATTTTTGTCACGTCGGGGAATAACGGCTACATCTTCGATCTCGGGACGAACACCTTCAGCCAAGTGCGCACGGGCGGCACCCGTATGGGCGCGCAGCTCGACGGCTTCTTCCTCGCGCTCGATGCCGACACGTCCACCCTCTACATCTCGGACGCCAACGACGGCACGACGTGGGACCCGACGCAGTTCATTCAGCGCTCGAGCCAGCCAGACCCGTGGATCGCGCTGAAAGTCTGGGACCGCTACATCTGGCTCTTCGGGACCGAAACGAGCGAAGTGCTGTACAACGCCGGCACGGCGCCGATTCCGTTCGCCACGCATCCCTCGGGACTCGTGGCCTACGGCATTGCGGCGCCATTCTCCGCGGAAGTCGTCGGTAGCTCCATCATGTGGCTGGCGGCGACCGCCAACGGCCGTGGCACCGTCGTCCGCGCCGCCGGGTTCACTCCCGACGTCGTCTCGACGTTCCCGTTGCAGGTCGCCTTCAGTGGTTACGCCGACATCGACACGGCCATCGGCGACACCCACGAAGAACTCGGCCACACGTTCTATCTGCTGACGTTTCCCGAGAGCGGGACGTGGTCGTTTGATGCCACCACGACTCTGCAGTTGCCGAATGCCATGCGCTGGACCGAGCGCGGCACCTGGATCAGTGAGAGCAGCCGGTATGTCGCGTGGCGTCCGCTGTATCACGCGTTCGCATTCGGGGAACACCGGATGCTCGATCGGGAGACCGGCGCGCTCTACCGTCTCACGTCCAACGTGCTCGAGGACGTCGATGATCGGCCGCTCCGTCGCCTGCGACGGCCGCCGGCGCTCTCGGCGCGTGACGCCGCGCTGTTCGTCAGCGAATTCGAGCTTGGGCTGGAACCCGGGCTGGGCCTGGTGACCGGGCAGGGCAGCAATCCGCAGGTCGCGCTCAGGGTTAGCCGCGACGGCGGGAAGACGTTCGGCAACGAGCGGTCGCGGAGCGCCGGCGCCATCGGCGAGTACGACACGCGGGTCTATTGGACCCGCTGCGGTAGCGCGAAACAGGGCTTGGCGTGGCAGCCGGAAATTGTGTGCACCGATCCAATCCCGTGGCGCCTGACGGGCGCGCGGGTGACGCTGAGGCAGGCGGCCTGATGCATGGCGTATACGACCGCCCCGCTGAATGCCTACGAGCCGATCGTCGACACGCAGCGGCGCCCGTCGAAGACGTTCATCGACTGGATCACGTCGCTGACGCAGGACGTGGATGCGGCGCCAGCCCGCCTCGACACGGTCGAATTGACGGCGCAGGCGGCCTCGATCAGCACGACGCCGATCGGGACACCGGACGCGGACGGCCTCTATCGCGTGACCTTCTACGCGCGGATCACGCGTGCGGCGACCGTGTCGAGCAGCCTGACGGTCACGCTGTCCTGGACGCACAACGGCGTGACGGTGACGCACTCCTTCAGCGCGGTCACCGGGAATACGACGACCACGTTTCAGAGCGACTCGCTGCTGATTCGGGCGGATGCGGCGACGCCGGTCAGCTACGCGACGACGTACGTCAGCAACGGAGCGACCACGATGCAGCACAGTCTCGACATCGTGCTCGAACAGGTGCAGGCGTGATCATCCGGCGGGCGGTTGCTGATGACGCGGAGGTCATCGTGGCGATGGCCCGCACGTTCATCCGCGACACCGCCTATGCCGCGCACGTCGCCGAGAACCCGGCGCAGTTGCGGGCGTTCGTCGACCGCCTGCTGGCGAGTGACGACGGAGACATCTTTGTCGCCGTGCGCGATGATCGCCCGATCGGGCTGATCGCGCTGTGGGTCTTCGACCATCCTTACTCGGGTGAACGGGTGGCCTCCGAGCTGGTGTGGTGGGTCAATCCGGACGCGCGCGGCAGTGCCGGCGTCCGGCTGCTGAGGCGCGCCGAGCAGTGGGCGCGCGCGCAGGGTGCCGCGGTGTTGCAGATGATTGCCCCGAACGACCGCGTCGCGGCGTTCTATGTGGGGTGTGGCTACACGTTCGTGGAGAGTTCCTACGCACGGAGGCTCACGTAATGGCCCTTGCATCATCCGTCACTGCCGCGATTATCGCCGGGGCCGCCTCCGGCGGGTCGGCTGTCTACGGCGCGCGCCGAGCGGGGCAGTCTGCCGATCGTGCGGCCCGCTACACCGCCGATGCCGATCGACGGGCCGAAGAGATTGAACGCCGCCGCGAAGAGGAAGATCGGCGACGCTGGGAAGCGCAGCAGGACTTCGAGCGCCGCCGCTTCGAAGCGACCGAAGAGGACCGCATCTACCGGCGCGGCCTCGAGGAAGCCCGCGAACGACGCGCGGAGCCCTACCGCCAAGCATCCGCCGCCGCACTCGCGAAGATGAGCGACCTGATTGGGCTCAACGGCCGGCGCGCCCCGCAGCGCTGGTCCTCGCCCTCGCAGTTCGGTCGGGGCGGCGCCATGGGCGATCTGGCGCGCGGAGGGAGGTACTAAGCCATGGGCTGGGTCTACGATCCGTGGACGGGCGAGGAGCGCTGGGAAGACGAGATCGACTACGCCGAACGGCCGGACCTCGCGCCGCCGAATTCGACGTGGGTGCCGGACCCGAGCGGCGTGCCGGGTGTCGGGAATTGGCAGACGACTGGGCCGGCGAACGTTGATGATCCGCCGCCACCCCCGTCCGCGCCACCCCCACCCGCGCCTCCACCGCCCAGCGGCGACAGCGGCGGTGACACGTCGGGCGGGGGCGGTGACGCGGGAGACGCGGGGGCCACCTTCCAGTGGCCGATGTTCACGGCCCCGAAGTTCGAAGCGCCGCCACCGTTCTCCTACGGCGACTTCAGCTACGAGCCGTATCAGGCACCGGACCGCTTCACCTACGAGGACTTCCGCTACGACGACTTCACAGCCCCGTCGATGGACGAGGCGATGCGCGAGCCGGGCTACGAGATGGCGCGCTCTGAAGGGCTCCGCGCGCTCGTGAACCGGGCGTCCGCGAGGGGGGCCACGCGCACCGGCGGCACGATGAAGGACCTGATCACGTGGGGCAACCGGTTCGCCGAGCAGAACTACGGCAACGTGTTCAATCGGTCTGAGCGCACCTACGGGACCAACCGGCACAACGCCCGCGACGCCTGGCAGGCGAATCGCGACAACCAGTTCGGCAACTGGTCGGCGAACGAGCTCGCCCGGGCGTCGACCTACGACCGCAACCGCATGAACGCCCGCGATATGTGGCAGTCCAATCGCGACAACGCCGCCGAGAACTACATGACGAACTACGGAGTCAGCCGCGACGTCTTCG